GACATGGCCGACGAGTTCGAGAAGGTGGCCGACGTGGTGGAGTATCTTGAGGACCACCCGGCGGTCGTGACACAGTCCGTCGACGCTGACGTGGACCGGTACGATTACACCAGCGTCCGGTTTGACTGCCGGCTACACCGCGCCGAAAGCGATACGCCCGAGGAGGGGCGATAGTCGGGTATGTCCGACGACATCTGCGGCCACCCGACGGCCGACAGCGGGCCGTGTAGCAACCCACCCACCGAGGGCGACCACTGCTGGCTCGAAGACCACGGCGGCGACGTGACGCCGGGACGGGACCGAGAGCCGCCGTCCAAATCCACCCAAGAGAAGATAGCCAGCGTCGTCGAGAACGGCGGGTCTATCTCCGAAGCCTGCCGGCGGGCGGGCGTTCACAAGGAAACGTTCTACCGCTGGATGAACTACGGCGAGGAGGAGGACGCCGGTCCGTTCCAAGAATTCCGTGACCGACTCGTCCGCGCACGGGGTGAAGGCGAGGCACAGTACCGCTCGACGCTGTTAGAACTCGCCGAGTCGGCGGAGGACACGGCCACAATCATGGCGATGCTCAAACAGCGCTATCCCGAGTCGTGGGGCGACGTGGACCGTGGCGAGCAGGCGGCCGGCGTGACGGTGAACGTCGGCGACGCGGACGAACACGAAATCGACCCGGACACGCTGGAGGTGCAGGACTGACTAATTCCTTCTACAACTCACATAGCACAGTTAGTAAAACCTACTACAACCTACCGAACAGGCTTCTACAATCATGACTAACCCGCCACCGAACCGTTACTAATGTCTACTACAACCCACCCGTGGACTGATTCGGAGTTCGCCCCCGGCGCGCTGTATGGCGACGCCGACGAGGACCGTGGGAAGGAACTCGCGCCGTATCGAGTGACCATCGGCGACGAGGTGTACGACCAGTCCCAATTCACTGCCGACACCGCCCACCGGTATCACAATTTCACCAGCGGCGTCGGCGCGGGCAAGACGGTGTCGGGCATCATCCGAATGCTCGCCAACGTGCAGGCGTGGAACCCCGGCGAAACGGGGATGATTATCACGCCCACGTCGCTGGGGCTCAAGAACGTCATCCTGCCGGAACTGTCCAAGTGGGGTATCCTGAACCAGTGGACCTATCGAGGGCCACAGTCGGCCGAACCCGGACTTCACGCCCCGAACGGGACGCGCGTCATCCTCGAAAGCGCGGACAACGACCGCAAAATCGAGCGCCTGCGTGGCCCGTCGATAGCGTGGTTCTGGATGGACGAAGCCGCGCTTATCCCCGAGAAGGCGTGGCGGATTCTCGTCGGTCGGCTCCGGGCCGGCGAGTACCGGAACGCATGGATTACGACGACGCCGAAGGGCAAGAACTGGATTTATGATAAGTTCCACCCCGAGAGCGACGACCAGCTGGATAGCGTGAACAACGTGCTGGGTGTGCCGTCGTATGCGAACCCACATCTCGCGCTTGACTACCGCCGGGACATCCTCGGCGAGTACGGCGGCCAGTTCCGACAGCAGGAGGTGATGGGCGCGTTCGTCAAACCGGAGGGGCTGGTGTATCCGTGGTTCGACCGCGAGACACACGTCGTCGACAGCGACGAACTGCCGTCGTCGTTTGACCGGTTCATGTTCGGCGCGGACTGGGGCTTCCATCCCCACCCGGCGGCGATGTACACTATCGGTGTTCGGGACTCGACGTATTACGTGCTGGCCGAACACTACGAGACGCGCAACACGGTGGGCGACCTCGCCGACGTGTTGGTCGGGGCGGAGGGCGGCGACGGTGGCGGGTGGTACGACGAGTTCGGCCACGGGCCGGTGTACTGTGACCCATCGGAGCCGGCGAACATCGAGCAGTTCCAGCGCCGGGGCATCCGGGCAGAGAAAGCCAAGAACGACGTGGAGCCGGGGATTCAACACGTCACGTCGCTGGCCGACCAGATTCGCGTGCATGAGTCCTGCCAGGGCATGATAAACGAGTTCAATCAGTACCAGTACAAAGAGGGCGGCGACGAGCCGGTCAAGGCGAACGACCACGCTATGGACGGCGGGCTTCGGTATCCGCTGTTCACCGACAACACGTCGATGTCGGCCGGCGGGGAAGTGATAGAGTGGTGAGACAGTCGGAACACTTACAAACGCCGGACTGTTACACTACGATGTCTAGGTGCGGTCCCTCTCGGCGTCGCCGTGGCGTCGGGATACCCCAGTGCTGTTTCAAACCGGCGAGCGACAGCGCCGTCAGTAAGCCAGCCGGAACCTTGATAATCCCGGTAGCCGTTGCCTACCACGTCGGCGTCCGTGCCGGTGGTCCCGTGGTCCGGTGGCACCGGACGGCATCCACGGTCACCCGCGAAAGCGTACCCTCGTCGTCGACTGCCGGAACTGTGTCACTGCCAACCTGTGTACTGCCGGGCTGTTTTCAGGCCCGGCGGTTCTCCCATCCTTCGACAGTAAGCGCCCGCTACGCTTATCCGCCCGGCGACGGCACTACACGGTATGTCATGGCTACGCGACCTATTCTCTCGCGGGTCCGATACGCCCCCGTCGCCGGAGCAAGCCAGCGCCGACGACGTGGCTCGGTATAATCAGGAGTGGGCACAGCGCAATCCCGGCGCGCTCGTCGACGAGGGCACGCCGGCCAGCGACGGGCCGATGATGGACTCGCCGTATGCGAAGGACGACAGCGGGCTCAAGCAAAAGGCACAGTTCCCGTGGCTGTACGAACCCGAGAAGGGCGTTCGCTGGGACTTCGACCCCATCAAACTCCGCAATCTCTCACAGGAAAATACGTGGGTCGGGATGCTCGTCCAGACCATCACGAAAGAGGTAGCCGAGGCGCCGTGGACCATCACCAGGGGCGACGACGCCAACGAGACACGCAAGCGACTGACCACCCATCCCGACAAGCGCCGGCCGATAGCGAAGGCCGACACCGTCGCGGGTGACCTCCCCGACGCCACCGCCGAGTCGATAGCGGACCTCCTACGGAACCCCAACCCCGAGGCCGGCTGGCACGACGCCGTCGAGATGTGGCTGTCGGACCTCCTCGAAGTCGGGTCGGCGTCGGTGGTCAAGTACTTCCCCAAGAGCGCCTACGGCGACGACGACCAGCTGGTGACTGACGCCGAGAACCTACGGCCGCGCGGCATCCGAACGTCCGCGCCGGAGGTGTGGACCAAGGACTTCCACGGCCGGACGGGACACCTACAGGCGTTCTGGCAGTTCGACCACGAGCGGAGCGCGGGGTCGGGCAACAGCGAGGGCGGCACGTCGGGGTCCTACGGCTTCCGCACGCCCGTCGAGTTCGACGTGGGCGAGATTATGTGGACCGACATGAGCCCCCGGAGCAACCGCCGGTATGGGCTCCCGCCGACGCTGCTGGTGGAGGACTTCTTACAGTCGGTCGACCTCGCGCTGAAACAAGAACAGCAGTACCTCTCCCGTGGGTCCATCCCGTCGGGGGCGTGGGTATTCGAGAACTGGGACCGCGAGCACATCAAGGAGTGGAAGACCGAGAACGCCGAGAACATCAAGGGCAAGCCCCACAAATCGCTCATGTTCGCCGGTCGGGGTGGTGACGTATCCTTCGAGCCGATGAGTATGAACTTCAAAGAACTGGAGTTCACCGAACGGCAGAAGTGGTACGCGCGTATCATCGCCAGCGTCTTTCAGGTGCCCACGGCCGTCGTCGGCGTCGAACCGGAGAAGGTCAACTACAACACGTTCCAGGGCGAGCGGGAGAACTTCGAGGAAAACACGCTGGGGCCGTACCTCATGAAGCTGGAGCGGTTCATCAACGACGAACTCATCGAACCCCACTGGGGAGAGAACTATCACTTCGAGTTCAAGCCCGGTATCAGCGAGACGACGCGGCGGGCCATGTCCGAACGGGTCCGGGCGGAGTGGGATGCGAATCTCATCAAGCGGTCGACGGCGCTCCAAGACATCGGCCGGGAGCTACCGGACGACGCCGAGGACGGATACAAAGAGGACCTCGTCGACGACAGCGGCGACGGGCCACTCGACGGGCTCCAGATGTCTGTGTCGGAGGGCGATTCGGGAAACGCACAAATGCGGAAGGACGAACCGCTACGCGAGACTGACGAGTGGTATCAGTTCGACGTTCAGCCCGGCGACGTGGAGGCCCTACGCGAGGACATCGCCGACGACATACAGGACCTCTACGACCGGGTGCTGTCCGACCGCGACATACAGCGCATCATCGAGCGCCTGGCCGCCGACGAGGAAACCGAGAAGTCCGCTACGTCGCTGGCCCGCGAACTGAAAGACTTACTCCAGCAGACCCGAATCGCCGGGGACATCGCCGACGCAATCCGGGAGCAAACGGCCGACGCCGTCGCCGAGACGGTGGAGGTCACTATCACGGACGTAGACGAGGCCCCCGACGACGATGTCGACGTGGAAGCGATACGCGGCCGGCTTCGGGACCGCGACATCGGCTTCGCCAACAGTTTCGCCGACTCGATGGCCGAAGACATCCGCGAGACGGTCGGCGACGGGTGGGCGGAAGGTAAGAACTCGCGGGCGATAGCGGAGGACATCGCCGACCAGGGCGACATCAAGAGCGGCTGGAACGGCGCGGAGAAGATAGCCCGCCAAGAGTTACAGGTGGCGACGGGCGAGGCCCGGACGGAGGTGGCGGCGGAGCTGGAGAAAGTCGAAGTGTGGCAGGACAGCGGCGACGACCGCGTTCGGACGGCCCACGCCGATATGAGCGGGTCGTGGAAACGCCCCGGCGAGGAGTGGGAAGTCGACTACTCGACGGAAGGCCGGGGCGTCAAGAAAGAGTCTGTCCCCGGAGCGAGCGAACCAGGCATCGGGTGTAGGTGTTTCACGCTGCTGCGTGACATCGACGAGGTCGACGACGCCGACCACGCCGGAGTGTAGACTGGTGTTACAATACGCCACTTATAGTAACACCCAATAGGCTGGCCTTGTAACTGGTACGTATGGGGAAATCGGTAAGAGTGCCAGACCCAGTGTACAGCAAACTGTCGTCGAAAGCCGAACGCGAGGACATCTCGCGGGGCGCTGTCGTTCGGGAGTGGATGGAAAAGGCCGAAAAGTACGAGGAGGTCAGTCGGAGATGAGTAGCGACCACACCTGTACGGAGTGCGGTCACGGGTTCGATGTCGACGGCGACAGCGACGTGTGCTGCCCGAAATGCGGGCAACGGCTGACCGGCGGCGTTACGGCCGCGGCGGTCAACACCGACGACGTCGAGACGACCCAAGCGATTCGGAACGCGCTGGAGGACCTCGAAACGTCGGCCGACCGCGTCAAGTCCGACTTTGACGCCGAGGCAATCCGCCAGTCCGTCGCAACGATTCGGGAGGAGCTGGGCGATGGGTGACCACTTCGACGGGTTCGACGTGTCGGACTACGGCGTTCCGAAAGGCGAAGGGAGTGTTCCCGACCTGTCGCACGACACACTGTCGGTATTCACGGACCGCGTCATTCGGGCCGACCAGCAGCGAACGGAGCGAGCGATAGTCGGGGCGATACGGGCGGGCTTCGACGGCGTGGACATCAACCGGCCGCACAACATGGCCCGCGAGTGTCCGGTGTCGCGCATCGAACCCTGGCACTACCCCGCGCCCGACGGGAACAACGGCTTCCGAACGGAGCGGTATACGTGGGACTGGTTCAGCGACGACGAACTGGCCGAGGTGCTCACCGCCGAGGACCCACTCGCGGCGCTGGAGCGGGGGCAGGAATGACCGACGGAATCACCTGCCCGGAATGTTTGGGCGACGTGTTGTGGTTGGGCGGCACGCAGGTATCAAAAAGCAACGTCCGGTCGTTGTACCAGTGTTGCAACCCCGACTGCGTTGTCACGTCTATAGAGTTGGTGGTCGAAGAATGACCACGACGCCACTGGCCGACTGTGCGACCGTCGCGCTGGCCGTGTTCGCCGCTGCCCCGTTCATCGCGCTGGCGACCGGACCGACGGCGGCGACGTTCGGTGTGGTCGTCGGGCTACTGGTCGGGTGGGACCTCGCGCTGAAGGAGTACGAACCGAGCGGCCGCGCAACCAGATAAACGTCCCTATCCGGGCGACTGACCCCGCACGCTTTTTGCCGCCGGTATCCCACGGTGTGACATGGTTAACCTGCTGACGGACATCGGCGAGGAGTGGTATACCGAGAACAACATCGACGGCGCGTCGGTGACGGTCGGGCTGTATGAAGACGCGACAGACGCCCTCGGCGACGGCTCGACGCTGTCAGGCATCACCACCGAACCGGCCGGCGGGAGTTACGCCCGACAGACGGCCACGACGACGACGGCCCAGATTTCGGGGAACTTCGGCATCGACAACGACACGCAGCTGTCCTTCGACACCAGCGACTCCAGCCAGACGGTCGACGCGGCCTTCATTATCGTCAACTTCCAGAGCGATACGGTGGCCGGCGACGGCGCGGCGACGGACCATCTCGTCGCAGCGGGGGACCTCTCACAGTCGCGTGACCTCTCCAGCGTCACGACGTTGAACGTGAACGCTGGCAAGCTGTCGGTGACCATCGACTGATAGCGGCCCATGAGTACCGACATCGGCGCGGGTGAGACGGAGACAATCGCAGCCGGCGAGACGCGGGACTTGTTTGGCCCGGTGAATCTCGACGGGACGCTGAATCTCGACGGGACGGCGAACATCGGCAGCGACCTCGAAGAGTCCGTATCGGTCACCCCGACGGCGACGGTGGCCGTGGGGGACATCGTAACCGTCGCCGACACTATCACCGTGACAGCGTCGGGGCTGGTGTCGGCCACGGACACAACGACGGCCGTCGAGTCGTCGGCTATCCCGCCGTCGGTGTCGGTGGCCGCGCCCGACGAGGCAACGTCTGTCGGAGAGACGGCGACGGTCGACGAGTTCGTGTCTGTCAGCGCGGCGGCGACACTTGACATCGACATCTTCGCCTTGATGCCACTCCGCCGGTCCGATTCCTTCGACATCGACAACTCCCGCCGGGACGACTTCGACGTGCAAGGGACCGGCGACGCGGGCGAGTAACCACCGCCTACGCTTTTCACCGACGCTCGCCCACACAGCGGTATGGTGAGACTATAGTGCCCTTCTCCGGCTTCGAGGACTTCGGCGAGTGCGTGCGGACCATGACCGACGAGGAGGGCCACGACGAGGAGAGTGCGAAAGACATCTGTGGGGCGCTTCAGGCCGAAGCCAAGAGCGAGAACGGCGACCCGGAGGGGCTACTCGACGCTATCCAGCGCGGGTCGGGGCTCGTCGCCGACGTGGGCGTGGACCTCGTCAGCGGCGTGGACGTGCCGGCGGTCAACAGCAAATGGGTCATGCTGAAAGACGGCGGCGGCCGGCGTGGCCGGGACTACCGAGTGAACACGCCTATCCTCGTCAAGGACACCGACAGCGAGGACAAACGCCTGTCCTACGCGGCGGCGATGATACCCCGCGAGCCCGACAAAGAGGGCGACGTGGTCCCGACGGCGACGGTCGAGACGGCCGCCCACGGGTTTCTGAAAGACGACGGCGGTATCGACACCGACCACTCGCTCATCGACGGCGACGGCGAGCCCGTCGAGTCGTGGGTCTTGAAAGAGGAACGCACCTTCGACCTGCCCGGCGGCGGGTCCGAAACCTACCCCGCGGGGACGTGGATGCTCGGCGTCGAGTGGGGCGCGGAGGCGTGGCAGCGCATCAAAGACGGCGAACTCACAGGCCTGTCCATCTACGGCATGGCCGAACACGTCCCGCTCGCCCGTGCGGCGTCGTGTCAGTGTCAGACGGCCAAATCCGGCGATAGTGGTAAAAGTAAGGACGCGGATACCGAGAGTATGGGCGAGACTACCCCAGACGACGGCGACGGCGCGGGCGGTGCGGACGGTGGCGGCGGCGACGGTGACGGGCCGACGCTGGCCGAACTCTCCGCGAGCGTGGAGGACCTCGCCGACACGGTGTCGGCGGTCAAAGACGCCGTGGAAACGGAACCGACAGACAAACAGGGGGCCGAAGAGGCCGCCGAGATGCTGGCCGAGGAGTACGACAGCATGGGGATGGGCGACGTGATGGACCTCCTCGCTGTCGCCGACGCGGTCGGCCCCGACGACGCCCTCGAAGCTATCGAGTCGGCCGAGGAAGCCGAGGAAATGGCCGAAGAGATGGACGACGAGGAAGAGGACGAAGAGGAGAAGGCCGACGACGGCCAAGAAACCGAGAAGGCCGACGAGAAGGCGGACTTCTCCAAGGGCTACGACGGCGAAGGTACGCGGGAAGCCGCCACCGAGAAGCGCGCCGACGACGGTGGTGCGTCGGGCGGGATGCCGTCGTATGCCGATGCGGCCAAACAGCGCGAGCGAGGTGAAAACTGATGTCGACAAACAACTTCCAGCCGTCGCACGGCGGCAACACGGCGGTCAAGTCCGCACAGGAAATCAAGAAAAACAAGGACCAGCTCTACAGCAAGTCCTTCGGCGACCTCCCGGACGGGACCATCTACCGGGACCCGGCCGGGTTCAAGTCCGGCGACGGCCACCCCATCGAACTCCAGAAGGACCGGTTCGAGCAGCTGGCCCGCGAGCCCGTTTCGGGGCTGGAACACATGGTCAAGTCCGGCGAGGACTCAACCATTCTCAACGCCTGGAACTCCTACCAGCGCAAAGGGTTCTCCCCGCTGGAGACGACGCGAGAGATTCGGAAGAATCTCGACACGGGCGACTGGACACTTCCGCTCGACATCATCCCGCAGGTGTTCGTGGTCAATCCCGAGCGCCTGCCGATGGCCGACATGATGGCGCGGGTCACCACGCAGGACGACGAAGTCGTCCCGACGCCGCTGACGGACCACCCCGACATGGACTGGGGGCTGGAGACGACCAACGACACCGAGGGCTCCTATGGCTACAAGGACCCGACCTACGACGACACGCTGTCGTTCAACGTGGTCGGCTACGGCGCGGCCACGCGACTGGAGGACAAGCTCATCCTCGCGTCGTCGAACCTACGCAACGCCGAGAGTTCTCAGGAACAGGCGTTCATGCGCGGGCTTCGACAGGCCGAGGAACGGGCTATCATCAAGGGGTCGAACTACAACGCTTCGGCGTGGACCGGCTTCGACGACCTCATCACCAACGACGACGGGGCCGTCGAGACGGACGTGTCGGCGACGGCCAACCCGGAGGACTTCGAGCAGGCGACGCGGGACATCATCGACGCCGCCGAGTACGCGGGCGCTCCCCGCGAGAACCTCGCGGTGGTCGTCGGCTTCGACTGGCACAAAGAGGTTCGCAAGAGTCTCGTCAGTCAGCAGCGATACGAGGGTGGTATCACGGAAGTCGGCGCTGGCTTCTCGGCCATGACGCTCGACGACGTGCCGGTCATGAAGTCCCACGCGGTTACTCGTATCAGCGACCAGTCGGCGACGACGACCGAGAACAAGGCCTACACTGTCAACATGGACGCGACGTACCTGTCCATGCTACAGGAACCCCAGATAAAGCCACTCGCCAAGGTGGCCCCGCAGGAACAGTTCGCCGTCGACGCCTACGGCACGCTGACCAGCGAGGACAACGGCGCGCACATTCGGGCCGCGACGGTCACGACGGCATAATCCCCGTCGTCTGACTGACGCCGTCGGCCCCAGCACTTCTTTATCGCTACGCCCGTACCGTAAGGTATGCCTACCTACGAGTCGGCGGGTGTCGCGCATGACTGGCAGCGGTGCCCCCGAGCCCACGCAACCGGTGACAGAATCCGAACGGTCGAGGACACCGACGGGCTGGAGACGTGCCCGGTGTGTGCCGACGACGAACCGACGCAAGCGGAGCGCGACATCGAAAAGCTCATCGAGATGGGCATCTGCCCGTGGTGTCACGACGACGAGGACGGCTACGAAGGCGACCACGTCGGCCGCCACGCCAGCAGCGCCCACCCCGAGAAGTGGTCGGCCTACAGCGACGGGTGACCGGCGGTTACCAGTCTTGGTCGGTTGTCAGGAACACGTCAACATCGGCGACGTTCGCGCTGTCGGGCGTGTGACCGATGAGGAGAGTCACGTCGTCGGAGTACAGCGGCCGCTTCTTGCTAAATGTGCGGCTGACCTTTGTGGTCCCTTGCCCAGCCCCACCACTCCCCTCAGTGGAAGCGCCGACCGACCGGCCGTTGGGTATGGTGGACCCATCCAGCGCGTAGGTTCGGGTTGGGAACGTCGAAGCGTTCGGTATCCACTGTATGACGGGGTTCTGGGGGCTGTTGTTCCGGGGGTAGATAGGCCCCTCGTCGGTGCCGTCGCCGTCGACATCCAGAAAGTCAGCGTCGGTGTTGGCGGGGTCGACCGCGACGGCGAATAGTTCCACGTCGACGGACTGCTCGGCGACGACGGACAGGTCCGACAGCGTCGTGAACACGTTATCCCGTTCGGGGTCGATACGCAACGCCGCCACGACGCCGTATCCCGAGGCCGGTATCTGATTTGTCTCACTGGAGGCGAGAACGTGGGGCTTTGGCCGACCCGTCGGTGGCGAGTCGGTCTTGACGATATAGGCCATGCTGCCGGCTTCCATCGAGATGCCGGCGTTCGTCACGTCCAACTCAAAGCCGATGGGGCCAGTCGGGTCGTCCGACAGCCAGTCGTCGTCGACGGTCAGCGTCGTCGGCGTCGTCGTTTTCTGTTCGTCGCTGTCGGTATAGTCGATGTCTACTTTAAGTCGGCCGACGGCGTACCAGTTAAACGTCAATTCCGGCCGGGACGGACTGGTCAGTCCGTTCGGCGTCTCGACGGTTCGACTGGCCTTTACTGCGCCATTCTCCAGCGATTGAAGCGTGACGTTTCTGGCCCCATCGAACTCCAGTTCAAACGCCCCGCCGACAAATAGCCGGAACACGTCACCCGCATCTTGAAGCGGCGTTCCGAACTTGAACGACCAGCTCACATCCACGTCGTTCCCGACGACGTATCGGGGCGACTCGGCGGTCTTGAACTGGAGCGTATCGCCCGCGTTCGGCTCTATCAAGAACTGTTCGTCTTGGTCCGTGAACCGTGCCGAGTCGGCGGCCGGGTCGCTAATTCGACTGCCGTTTTGGATGAATCGATACCGCTCCTCGCTGAAATCGTAGAACGCGGGCAGATCCAATGCGTTCCGCTGGCCCTTGGTGATCAATTGGCCGAACGCATCGCTCCATCGGTCGGTGGCGTCGGCGGTCTTGCGCGTCTGTTCAAGGTTTTCTCCGCTCATGTGTCCATGACTCGGCGGAACGCTGATACCGCTTGCGCCGACAGATACCCTATGGTCAGTGTGTCCGTCGGCGCCGATGCGTTCCAGCCCCTCGAAGAGATACGGGACCGGGTGGACTACCGTGGGACCGACTTTTTCGACGACAACGCCGAACTCCGGTTTGATGAACTGCTCGTCAGGCTGGAGCGGGAGAGTCGGGGCGTGTTCGTGACGCTGTACGGCGACGAGACGCCGCTCGAAGAGACGGGACGGGTCGACACCATGCGGGCGACCTACGACGCGGCCATGTTGCTGGTCCATCCCGTGCAAGACGTGACGAAGGTGGAGATTCGAAACTCGCCGGGAAGTGACTGGCGGGAACTCGACGCCAACAGGTGGGACTTTACCTACCACCGGCTTATCCTGTCGAACCGAACGCGGGTCGGGCCGAACCGGCGGGGGAACGCGCTGGCCGACAACGCCACGCGGGCGACGTGGCGCGACATCGCTTCGAACGTCCGGGTCACCTACGACCGGGGCTACGGGGCCGAAGCGCCCAACGACATCAAGAGCGTACAGGTACAGCTCATCAACCAGATGTTACGGAAGCTCCGGCGAGAGCAGACGACGGCCGCCGCTTCGCCCGACGAACTGGCCGGGATGTCCAACATGAACGAAGTCGTGACCGAGGAGATACGCGAGCGCATCCACGACGTGACGAAGCCCGGCGGGGCGACTATGAGCGTGTGACTACTCTTTCAGGATAGCGTCGGCGCTGTCCTTCCACTCATTCAGCGATTCCTGTCGCCGCCGTCGTCGGTGTTCGTCAGCGTGACACTGCGGGCAGACGCCTATCAGGTTCATCGGGTGGTTGTTGAACGGGTCACCGTCGCGGTGATGCACGTCTATCGCCACGTCGTCGCGGCCACACGCCGGACACTCGTATTCGATCTTGTCGAACTCGCTCCAAAACAAGTCTCTCGCGGTCTTTCGGAGCCGTCGGAGTAGCGTTCCGCGAACCCCAACGGAAGTTTCATTGTCGCGGACAATCTCAGATTGATACGTCTCCCTGGTCCGGAGGCTTTTCGACATCATAGGGTAGTGGGACCACAGTAATGTATACTTACGGATAGCGTAGCGGAAGTATAACCATGATAGCCCGGCTTGACCTCGAAGAGTTAGAAAAGGAACTCGGAGGCGAAGTGGAGGGGTTCATCCTCGAACTCGCCAACGAGATGGTCAACCAGATGAAACAGGAAGCGCCGGTCGGCGCGACGGGCGACCTCCAGCGGTCCATCCAGATATTCACGACCGACAAAAACACGGTGTGGCTGGGGACGCGAATCAACTACGCAGTGGACGTGTGGAAAGGCACGCCACCCCACACCCCGGACTTCGAGAGTATCGAGGTGTGGGCCAGAAGGAAACTCGGCGACGAGTCACTGGCCGGCCCGGTGTTCAAGTCCATCCAAAAGCACGGCACCGAGCCGAACGACTTCGTCGGACGGGCTATCGACGAGGCTATCCAGCGCGTGGCTCCGTAGCCCCGTACAGTTTTCCCGGCGGCCGTGTGACAGTCACGCATGGCGACGGAGGAACGGGTCGGCGAGGGGTTGGGCGTGTTGCACCTGTCGAACGGCGACGTGTGTCTGTACGACGAGGACTGTCCCGAAGAGCGATGGCTACAGTCCTCGCACGCCGTCGAACTCAAAGGCGGCAACACGCCGTTGTAACCCAACCGACCACCCCACCTTTTCCCGTCCGCTCACCACTCGGTAGGCATGGCTATCGACTGGCTGGCCGTCCGCAAGGCTCCTATTGAGGCGGTCAAACACGGCATTCGTGACATCGAAGACCACTTCGAGACGATTATGATAGGCCCGCGTTCGTGGGACCGGATAGAGTACCCCGTCGCCGAGGTACTCCCGCAGGCGACGAACCGCCAAAGCGGGAACCAGTTTCAGCATACCATCTTTGCGAACCTGTACTTCCGCCGCTCGCGGGACCACGACTACGTCGACGACGTACTCCACCGCATCGCCGCCGTCGTGACGAACGTACTCGAAGCGTGCGCCGAGACGGACACCATCGGAACCTACGTCCCGGCCGCCATAGAGGACTACGCGGGCGAACTCGACGGGGCCAGCGTCTTTCTGGTGTCGATACGCTTCGAGATAGGCACCAGCCACGACCTCGCCGAAACGTCCCGGTGACCCCTACGTTTTTGCCGTAACCGGCCCCTACCGTAGCGTATGAAAAAGCTACGCGGCCAGACAGCCACCATCGACCTTGAAACGGAGTCGGGGACCAGCATTGTCGTCGGGACGCTTGACAACCCCTTCGTCGCGGTCCCCCAAGAAGTCCAAGAACTCCGGGGCGCGGGCGACGTGCGCTGGCAGGACCTTCAGAAAACCGAGCAGGCCGTGACGGCCGGCGGCGACGTGACGAGTTTTGATTTGGACGCCTGGGACAGGCTGGTCGGGTGGGACGAAGCGGCCGGCGAGCTGTCGACCACCGCCGACGTGGAGACGTTCAACCTGACGGTCATGGCCGAAGCCGCCGATGGGTCGACGAAAGAAATCAAGGCCGGGCCGGGGTATCGGAACAACGACCTTGAACTCGGTGGCTCGCGCGAGGAGTGGTGGGGCATGACGCTTGAACTCCGCTGTCGTGAAATCATCTCGATTACGAACGTCGACGCCGCGGTGTAACCCATGTCTACGGACACACCGACCAACACGGAACTGCGGCGGATGGACGAAACGGAAGCCAAGCACAACCTCACCGTCGCCGAGTACGAACGGTGGGAGAGTCTGAACGACCATCTCGACCGGGCCGACGAGGCCCGCGAGCAGTGGGAGGAGGACGACGCCGCGACGGTGGACATCACGGTCAAGGCGGATATGTCGGACCTCGCTACGGAGGTGGAACTGTACGGCAACGACGTGCTGGTCCACATGGAATCGGACAACAGCGCCATCGAGGACCACATCGGGGCCGTCGACGACATCCTCGGCGACCGTGACGTAGACGAGACGGCGACGCTCACCGACGACGAGAAAGAGACGGTCGAAGGGCATATGCTGGATGTACTTGACGAAATCCTCGTCGAGTGGAACGGCACGCGGTGGGCCGACC